GTGCGGTTGGGTTGTTAACCCTAGCGCCTCTCTGACCTTCATCAATTATTTGATGAGGATTTAACCTACTCTCGTAGGCACCCACTTCCAAACGCTTTTAAGTTGAAAGCGTCTCGTAGACTCCTTAAGATGACCCAGAGGTCTCCCCAGAAGGGGGACATGAAAAAACTTCAGGAGTGCTGGCCAACCGTCTAGCGGATCCTTCCTTTTCAGAGGGACCAGTGCAAGCGTCCGTGTTACAAGACGCTGGAGGCAACCATCCCACTTGTGGGCATGCATTGCATCCTGACGAGTATACCAGCCTAGTGCACCACTGTCTTGAGACACAAGAGGAAGCTCCCTTCCAAGGGAAGCCTCAACATGCTCGCGAACAATAGTGGCAGCGCTGTGGTACCCTCTCATCCAACAATTGTTTGAGAAAGCTACAGCTCTGACTAAGTCACTAGGAACAAGGGAAGTTAATTCTGGGCGGAATCGACAATAAACGGGTGTCACATCGACACCGCAAAAAGCGTCAACCCCACAACTTTCCTTGAAGTTACCCTCAAAGAAGCTCTTTCGATCGTTGATTTTTAAACCAGCTTTCGAAAGCCAGAGTGCTACCTGACGCGCATACTGGGTTTTAACGATGATATCATCGCCATAGACCCTAATATGCTTAGCAGCGGCCTTGATTCTCCTTCTCGATGGCGTTACGCCATCTGTGTCCAAGATCGCGGTAATCGCTATCACAGCGAAAACTACAGATTGGATAGGAAAGGTTAAGGCGTTACCCATTCCACCGAACTTTCTTAGGTCAATTTTGGCAACGTTGCCATTTTCAACCGTGGGAGTCCGACACTTATTCACCGCTTCTAAAAAGTAGGGGCGGTGTCCAAAAACGGTCTTAACAAGCTTGTGACTCATCAAGTCGCTCGCGGATTTAAGGTCAAGTGTGGACCAGTTCAGTAGTTTGGATCCTTCCAGCGCAAGTTTTTGATTAAGCGACTGGTCGGATAGTGCTAGGCAACTATGAAGGATTGGGCACTCATCAATTGCGTCAATGAGTACCGTCCTCAAACCCTGTTGAACGAATTGGTTCAGTAGGGGTTCGATAGTGATCAGGCGCCGAGAAGTAGAATTCTTCGGCACACTTACAAGCCTGGCACTGCTACTAAAGATCTTGTTGCTGCCTCGGTACCTACCGAGTCCCTCGATCATGCCGGAGTCGATCGATGATAAATCGATCCTATCCAATAATGCATAGTCTTGGTACCCAAATAGGTCTGTGTCAAAGGTTTCGTCTAAGATCCCTTGAAACACACCGGACCACTTCTGGTTCGGCCGGATACTCTCAGCAACACTTCCTGGACCGTGTTTACACCTTATTGCTGAATGCTCTCGAGTTGAGAGTGTAGGCAAAACATGGGCACAAACACTGCGAAGATAATGATCGTCTCGATCACTCAGTGATGAGCAATCAATGAGATCATCATTCTCGAAGAAGGCAACAACGGCTTCCGTGTGCAGTTTATCACTGTCCGCGTCGTCCAGCGTCACCTTCTTGTAGAGATAGCATAACTGTCTAAGCGTTTGAACGCTTTCAACAGAGACCGCGTCTCTCACTAGTCCAGAAGATGGTTCAAATAAGTCCGACAGCAAACCTCCAAATAGACGGGGGAGCGCTGATCCACGCTGGGTCTTAAACCCAAGTGGTACGCGGAACTTGCCTTGTGACAGACCTAAAAAGATACTGTCACCGAGGGCAGGTAGTGCTATGGTAAGGAAACCATAGCCCTCATGCTTGAACCTTTTCTTGAGCGAAATGACATCTCGCTCAAGGCCTTTCACGTCAGGTTGAAGCCTTGCAATATCACTCGCAAGGGCAACAAGGAGATCGATCGGACTTTTCATTAACTCCTCCATGAGGTGGTTGATTCCGAGTTCCAGTCGACTGATCAAGAGAAGAAAGCTTCTCTTTTAACTGCTCAATTGGTTGCAATGCGGTACAAGACACAAATCCTGCTATTAAGGCAAGAATGCTTGTGCCCAGACTGACATATACGAACCAACCAAACCAGCGAGATACGCCAGAATGTTCTCGAGCCATGCGTACAATTGTAAGCAGAATCTCTCGGACACTCACGACTGACCTTGCAGGAGTCGAGCAGTTGTTACCTCACTATCATCGCGATAATCCGTGATGGCCTTAGCCAACGCAATAAGAGACGCGTCGGTGAAGCCGAACAACGGGCGATTGATAGTCAAAGACACAGAAGCAACTTGCTTCTTAGTCAGGCCAGAGTAGGGATCGACCGCATCAACAGTCTGCAGAAGCTGCAGATAATGACGATGCCCCTTCGCACTTTTAGTGTGTTGGGTAATAAGGGTGTAACCACCCCCGTTCGTGTCAACCCTCTCAGTGCCAGTCCCCGCAATCGAAACGATAGAAAACTTAAGTTCCGGTGTGGGGGTAGCGGCGGCGATGGTAACTGGATCAGCGAGCATAAAACGTCTCCTAGCAATGAATGGGCCCAATAGCTGGAATAGCTAGCGGGTAGACTTGGAACGCTGAAAAAGAAGCGCCCCAAGGATAGATTCCTGATACTGCGATAATGTTCGCATACCAGGGTCGATTCCACTGTCGAACAAAGACCCAAGTTCCTTGCGTAATTGCAAGTCGATTGCCAGCGTCGACGTATGAGTGTGCCGAGAAGTCTCGTACACCCAATTAGGCGACTGTCTGATATTGTAATCAACGAGGGTCGATGTAACTTCGCTTGCGTACGTCGTACGGAGCTCAACGGCTGAACGGCCGGTAAGGCATCCCCAATTGATCAAGCTCCTGTCTCGGTTAACCTCATCAAGAATCTCGATGTAGTTTCCCAAGCCAGTTGCCCAGTCAACGAGCCACGACCACGGAATCAAATTATATATATCCGTAGCACGTGGGTAGACGCCCAACTTCTCGAGGAAGAACTCCTTCTGAAAGTCGGGAGCGTTAAGAGTAGGGAAAGTGAAGGTTGAACAGATGACCATATCAAGCGTGATAACACGCGAAATGTGGTTGTCCAGAGCCTTCATCGTCTCGTTCTCTAATACTTCGTAATCGAAGCCATTCAACGCAACAGATCCACTACTAAAAGTTCTAGTGGATCTATATGTTGCCTTCTTCCCAGATCTGCGAATTAGCATATCGATCTGCTTAGATATCTTAGCAGGGGAAGTAAGCAAAGAAAGCGCATCCTTATAGAGTTGCTTCCATCCAAAGTGGTACGATAAGTATTGCTTTGGTATACCAGAAGCCAGAGAGTACACATTATTAAGTGTACCCCTCAACTTTTGGATATCTTGGAAGAAGTTACGCTCAAACTCGGCCAACTTACTTAAGCCCTCTCGCAGTGATGCGATTGTGCGTGGTAGGTCGTGAAGTTCGGCGATGTTGCGGAATAGCGAGTCTGTTCGATGCATAGGATTTACACCCTTATACATTGACAGTGCGTTTTCCTGCATGCACTCGAGTAGATAATATTTCTCTTGTGCAGCAACATTTTCGGCTAGGACGCGCCTAATCGTAGCAGAAGTTGGAGACAAAGATACGGTAAGATTCTGCGTATTCCCATCATGCTGGGTATAAAGATGTCCAGCAGAAATAGGATCGTAAATATCTACCTTATAGTACGTCCGTGCTTGCCTGGGTGAGGAGTAGATGGAGTATTTAATTTTCTCAAATTCTCCCATCTCCGTACCAGGTTCGCGCATAGATTGGACGGTGTCTCGTGAGGTTGAAACAAGGGGTTGCTGTTTCTTTACAACCTGAGTACTTGTTTCAGTGTTAGTGGGTAAGTAGCGGATAGGCCCAACTAGACCGTTCACATTGTTATAATTAACAATGCTACTAAATGCGGTCGAGCTTTTCCACTTGTTTATGGCCCGTACGTTAAGTATGGAGTCCATAGACCTAAGACGAACCCTTTCAACAGGCGCAAATTTACCAGGTGCCATTTTGAATCGGCTAAAGGGATCGATTGCGATTGCAAAAGATCTTATAACCGACCAAGGCACTAGTTGGTAAATCAGTCCCTCAATACCTCCTGCTTGTTTGGAGAACTTCTCCATACGGTACCTATAAAACATATAGGGATCGTAAGAAACCGGAATACCCCGTCCATAAGATGGGGATATCTTAAGTTTCTTAGCCATATGGAAACACTCCGAATGTTGACGTGGAAAGGCATAGTGGTCACAGACCACCAATAGTGCTCACGCACTAGCTCACC